GAATGTGCGCACAACTGATGGAAATGAACGGCGCGAAAAATCACGCCTTCAGTTTAACATCAAGCACGATCTCCGGGCTTGTCCAGTTGCCGCCCGTGCTTAGCGGCGATTTGTAGCGTGTGCGCTTCTGTTCCGGGTCGTAATATCTTACCTGCTGGCTTTTGATTCGCTGCGGCGTGTCCCGGTGATACTCAATGCGTTCGATACAGGCTTTCAAGAGCCTGTTTTTTGTTGCCGCGTCAATGTTCGGGTCTTTTAAGGCGTTGAGCGCTTCGGAAAACTGCGTGATCTTCTCTTCGTAATTTACAGGTTCGGGCATGGATTCGTAAGCCTTGCAAAGCGCCTGTCTGACTTCCTCTTTTTCCTTCAACAGCTTTTCGTTGAGTTGCTGGAAGATATGCGGCGGCATCCGCTTTGCCGGATCGGGGTCAGCTTGCGCTTCCCATTGGGCAAGCTCTTTTTCGTCAAGCTCTTTCTGCTTGGCTTCCAGATTCTTGATAAGCCGTGCGTGGAGCTTGGCAGAATCGCCTTCGTCATTCTTCAAGCGGATTTCAAAATCCTTGATGCAATCCGTCAGGATCGATATTACGCGCTCTTCCATTTCGGAATACAGGCAAGAGCCGGTTTTGCAATGGGTTTGTCCGTCGCACAAAAGGCGCGGCGCTGCATCGCGGTTTTTGTATGTCCTAAGGGACATAGCGCGTCCGCACTTGCACCAGATCAGACCGGCAAACGGATTTCTGACTTTCGTGTTCGGCTTCTGGCGCGTGTTCTTTCCCTTCTTGGCTTGCGCAGCGTTGAACAGCTCTTCGGGAATAATGGCTTCGTGCTTTCCGTCGTATATTAGGAACTCCCCTACTTGCGCAACCGGGCGCGTTTTCTTGAACTCCCCTTCTTCAACGATGGTCAGCGTCTTTCGGTGATTCCACTTGACTTTCCCGATATAGTGAATATTTTGGAGCATCTTTGTCATTGCTGCCGGAGACCAATAATCCCCTTTCGGCGGCTTGATTCCCATTTCATCAAACTTCTTGCAGATGTTTGTGCAGCCCATGTCTTTGTTGACATACAGGTCAAACATCATGCGTACAACGTCCGCCTCTGCTTTATTCGGAACAAGGATAGGACACTTCCTCTTCCCCTCCGTGACAAACGTTTTATCATAGCCATACGGCGGCGTATTGCCGACATAGTTTCCCTGACTGACGGACAGCAGCCGCCCACGGTTCAAAATTTTCTTTGTGTATTCCAGATAGTCATTTCCGCGCTTCAGCTCGCGTTCAAAGGCGTCCCAGTCGTATTCATCCCGCAGGTCATAAATGCGCTGCGGCGTGATGACAAGCGTGTTTGTGTGCTTCAGCAGCTTCATCAGCCGCCCTATATCTTCAAGATCGCCACGGGTTAAACGCTGCGGCTCTACCACGGCAACGGCCTTATATTTCGGCGATTCTATCAATCTCAAAACGCGGTTGATCTCCGGGCGTTCGGCTATGGTCTCGCCGGATACCACTTCCCTGTATTTATTCTCTTCCGGAACGACCGCGCCGAGGTGCTTTTCTGCCCATTCGTCCAACATGGATTCATGCTTGGAAAGGACTTCTTCCACAGTCAGCAGCGGATCATCCGAGCGGGATTTTCTTAAATAATCAATGACTTCTTCCGGCTTAAAATCTATCTTCGGTTGATAATACAAAACGATCAGCTTCTTTCGTGGGTTATTGTTTGATTATATTAAGTTGTCGTTCTCTTTATCCTTTTTTCTTCTGTTTTTTGCAATATAGCATAGGAACCCAAAGACGGAGGCACCAATGAGAATGCACAGCGCACACCCAATGACGGGGAATCTGTTTGCAACAAAAAGGCCGTGCTCCCTATCACTGATGTCCAGCGCGATATATCCGCACAGGGCAACAGACAGGAATATGCACAGGCCAGCCAGCCCATAAATAACGGGCTTTCGCTCCCTGATTCCGGCTTGAAGCATCCCGCACTTTTCGTTCAGATGCTTTATTTGCTGTTCGGCGCTGTTTAGCTTGGCCTGAAGGTCGGCGTTCTCCCCCGCTTCCCGCTCACTCTGCGGCTCTGCGTCAAACAGTCCATCCATAGAAAGATTGAGATACTTGCACAGGGCGGCGATATAAAACACGCAGGGGTTTGACAGCGCACCGGACAGGAATTTCGCAATGGTCGAGCGCGGTATACCGGTCTGCTCTACAATCTCGCGGTGCGTCCGGTGCTGCGCGTTCACGGCTTTCTTGATGTTCTTGTAAAGGTTGTCGCATTGTGGCTGGATTTGCTGAATAATAGTCCTGTTTTCCATAAAATCCCCCGTTATCCTAACCATACATTGATTTAATCGTCTGCGGCATAGATCATTCCGGTTTGAATGTTTACTTCTTATGAAAATACACGCTATTATGTAGCCATAGCAGGTGAGGGGCTGCAACCGATCTGCTCTGCCCGGTCACTCGGTGGCACGGTGGCCGGGCAACCTTTTACAAAAATGGTATTTGTTTCTGGTTTCAAATTTTATTGCAATTTCGTAAAATTAACCCGAAGAACATTAGTTCCCCTCTAATGAAAGGATGTCTAAAATGGATAAGTCAACATACATACACGAAATTGTCAAACTATTAGAAAGATGCAATGATGTCGAACTATTAGACCTTATTTATCAAATCATGCTCAAAGCATCCACAGGCATTTAATCCAGAAAAGCATTTAAGCTTTTCCGCTTTTCAGAATCCATCTTACTAATTTTATCTACAATAGATAGGAATTCTTCATCACTGCGCAACTTTACAACGATGTCAGAAATGGCATCGTTATTTTTTTGTGCCTTCGGACGATCCATCGGGACATCATAGCCCATAAGCCACTGTTCAGAAACATCCAGTGCTTTTGCGAGTTCATAAATAGGCTTGTTTTTCGGTTCGTATTCGCCTGATAAATACCTACTTATCGCGCTACGGTTTATTCCTGTTTCCCTTTCAAGATCAACTTGCTTTTTGTTCCTTATATTCATAGCTTCACGCAATCTGTCTGCTATGGAAGCTACTTGAACAAAGTCCGGCATCACAATCACCACCTTTCAACTAATGCAAGGAAATATTACCATGCAAATTGAGAAAAAGCAATACCTTTTCTTGATTACTTAAAAAAATATTGCTAAAACGCAATTTCCCTATTGACATTATACTGAAATAGTTTTATACTGAAGCCAGAAATTGAGAAAACGCAATTCACGCAGGCCGACAGGCAGAAAGGAAATTGAAATGAAAAAGAAATATCCCAAATATGTGAAAACCTATGACGGTTTTATCGGTGTGTTCCGTTATATGGATTTCGGAGAGTTCCCGGTGTATCGTTTTCCGGGCGGCGAACGCATCGCTGATGACTTTGAAATCGAGAGCGGCAGTGATGACAAGGAGGCTCTTTTGTAATGTATTTGACCATACAAAATGCAGAAAAGTATCTCGGGAAAACGCTCTATTCAAATAAGCCGAGGTTTCATTACTATCCGCTTATTGTCAAACAGTTCAATAACGGGCGCTTTTATTACAAAGATTCAACCGGGACTTGCATGCTTGTGCCAGATGAAAAAGATTTGTTCAATAGCGTTTATTTTGATTATGCGCTTTAAGCCGCAGGGCGGCGGCTAAACCGCCCATTATATGAAGGGAGAACTAAAATGAATACACAAGAAAGAATCAAGATGGTAAAGGCAATGGAGTATATCACCCGACAGATCAATGATGAAGATGTGCTTGAGGGATGGCTCGTAAGCGGCGTAGCAGACGGTGATATAGACTATGGCGATTTGACCGCAGAAGATGACGGCAGTATGGAATACTACACCGAGGACGCACACTTTGCTGACCTGATGGACACGTTCCTTTGGTGCATGAAAAAGGCTTACAAGTCCGGTGGCTTGTACTGTGACAATGTTGTGAGTAAAGAGGAAGCAGACTGAAAGGAGAATGACGGTGCAAAACATGTGGAATCGCAGAGTATAAGCCGAAACGGTCTGAAAAGGCCGTCTGCCGGGGATAGTCTCCCGGCACTGACGATGGCAGACTAATATACATAAGAAAGGATTGATGTGAATGAGCTACAACAAGCTCCGTGGCAAAATTCGTGAAGTGTATGGCACACAAGAAGCTTTTGCCGCTGCAATGGATATGAATGCAGCAACCATCAGTGGAAAGCTGAATGGGAAATCTGACTGGACAAGGGCAGAAATGGAACTGGCCTGTTCCCTGCTGGGGATTTCTGTGCTGGAAATGCATTCGTATTTTTTTTGCCCCAAAAATTGCGAAAACGCAATTTAGCAGATGGAGGTAACACCAATGCCAAGAAAAATCACGCCGGACGAACTGGTTGACGCTGAAATTGAGCGTCTGCGGAAAACAGAAGCCGTAAAGATGGCGGAAAAAGAAATGCGGCTCATTTACAGAAAGCGCAAGTACCTTGCGCAGCTCCGCTGGATGGAAAAGCGCGGCAAGCAGCTTATGGCTGACGGCTGGACGCTGGACACGCTGGAACTGCTGTTCAAGGACATCCCGGAAGAATAACCGGAATCCGGACAACCAGCCGACGAATAGGCTGAAACATAACGGAAAGGGAGTGTTTTTGTGAATGGTCAGCAGGATGTATATGGCGAGCCGACAATATTGAAATATCCGGGAATGACGGTCAGGGTATATCGCCCGATCCTGACTGACGAAGAGAGAGCAAGGCGCGAAAAGCGCCGGGAGCAAGCAGCGGCAGCGCTGCTCATCGCCAAATACGAAGCAGAAAGGAAGCGAGCGAACAAATGATTTTGACGGACGATCCTCTTTTAGACTTCGCCGTCCACGACCGGCAGCAAAGCGAAGAGCTGAACAAGCGCCCTGTGTGCTGCTACTGCGGCGAGCCGATCCAAGACGAATACTGCTATGAGATCAACGGCGATCTGATATGCGAAGACTGCCTTGATATGCATTTCCGGAAGGCGGTGGATGACATCATTTCATAAGCTGGCAGCGTAAAAGTGCCACGGTCAGCCCCAAATCTGCTAAATCTCAGAAGGAGTGAATGCCTTGATTGAAATAAAAATCCTGTCAAGCCACGATGAATGGCTGAACGCAAGAAAAAACTACATCGGCGGATCTGACGCGGCGGCGGTGCTTGGCTTGAATCCGTACAAGTCCAATCTTGAACTGTGGCAGGAAAAGACCGGCATTGTTACACCGGAAGATATAAGCGAAAAGCCGTATGTGAAGTATGGTCACGCTGCTGAAAGCTATCTGCGGGAACTGTTTGCGCTGGACTTCCCTGAATACGAAGTGGGCTATGCGGAAAACAATCTCTGGCTGAATGATGCTTTTCCTTTTGCCCATGCGTCCCTTGATGGATGGCTGACGGATCAGGACGGCAGGAAGGGCATTCTTGAAATCAAGACCACCAACATCCTTCAGAGTATGCAGAAGGAAAAATGGGATCACCGCATTCCGGATAACTACTACATACAAGTGCTCCATTATCTGATGGTCACAGAATTTGATTTTGCCATTCTGAAGGCTCAACTGAAGTACGAATTTCAGGGCGGTGACATCATGCTTCAGACAAAGCACTACAAAATTGAACGTTCAGAGGTTCAGGAAGATATTGCATACCTGATGCAGAAAGAATCCGACTTCTGGAAAAACGTTCAGGCCAAAAAGAAACCGGCGCTTCTGCTGCCGGAAATATAAAAAGGAGAGGAAAACAAGTGGAACTCAAAGTTACAGAATTGCAGATTCCCGGCAAGATCAGCTTCAACTATGAGGATTTGAAACGGGAGCTGACGGAAAAGGTCAACGTCTACGCTTCTATGGTGTACACGGATGACCAGATTCAGGCGGCGAAGGCAGACCGGGCGAACCTGAACCGGCTGAAGAAAGCCCTGAATGATGAGCGCATCCGGCAGGAAAAGGATTTCATGCAGCCCTTCAACCAGTTCAAAGCGCAAGTCAAAGAGCTTTGCGGCATCATCGACACGGCAACCGCTTCCGTGGATAAGCAGGTTAAGACTTTTGAGGATCAGAAGAAAGCGGACAAGCTTGAAGCAATCAACGCGCTTTGGAGAGCAAAGGAAACGCCTGTATGGATGGAATGCAATGATGCAAGATGGCTGAATGCTTCCGTTTCCCTGAAATCCATTGAAGCAGAAATCGACAAGCATCTTCTCCGGGTTCAGAAGGATTTAGACACACTTGACAGCATGGGCGTTGGCTTTGAAGCAATGCAGAAATATAAGACCACGCTTGACCTTAATGCAGCTATCGCAGAAGACGCCCGGATTAAGGCACAGGCAGAAGCAAAAGCAAAATGGGAAGCTGAACACGCGCAGATGCAGATTCAGGAAGAGAAGCCGCCTGTTTTGACCAATATCAATGATCCCGAAGATATTGAAAACGCTGCACCGGTTGAGCCTGTCCGCCAGTGGATCGGTTTTCAGGCGCTTCTTTCCACAGATGAAGCAAAGGCGCTGGGCGCTTGGCTCAGGGGCAACGGCATTAAATACAAGGCAATTTGAGAAGGGGTGAATGAAAATGGCAAATATCGTTGGTTTAGACCTGAATATAGATCAGGATTATCTTGCTGAAGCCGTCCGGCAGACCGTCATAATGGGAATTTCTGAATCCCTGAACGGCAAAAACGAAATTGTAAGTCAGATTGTAAAAATGACCTTGAATACAAGGGTTAGCGACAAAGGCACAATCAGCAGTTATGAAAGAGATAACAAGTACACATTGCTTGAATACTATGTCAGAGAAATGATTAAGGAAGTCACGGCAGAAGAATTGCAGAAAATTGTTGACGAACGCAAGCCTGAAATTACCAAGGCAATCCGTGAAGAACTTTCAAAGAAAGTCAATTACACAAAATTTGTTGATTCCTTCATCGACAATGTATCAAGCGCTGTCAGTAACACATGGGTTCCTAAAATCGAAATTAACTTTGATCAGAGAAAGGATTATTGATCATGGCAGTAAACAATTCACTTCAGAAGTCACAGAAGCGGCTTGGCATCGGTTCCTATCTCACAGGCGATGCGGTCAAGCAGCGTATCAATCAGGTCATCGGCGGCAAGGACGGTCAGCGCTTCATCAGCGCGGTTATCAGCGCCGTTCAGACGAATCCCGCCCTTCAGGAATGCACAAATCAGAGCATTCTTTCTGCCGCCCTGCTGGGCGAAAGCCTGAAGCTGTCCCCGTCTCCGCAGCTCGGACAGTATTACATGGTTCCTTACAACGACAAAGAGCGCGGCAATGTGGCGCAGTTCCAGCTTGGCTACAAGGGATATATCCAGCTTGCCATTCGTTCCGGTCAGTACAAGAAGCTGAACGTCCTTGCAATCAAGAAGGGCGAGCTTGTGCGCTTCGATCCTCTGAATGAGGAAATCGAAGTCAAGCTGATTGATGACGAAGAGCAGCGGGAAACGGCTGAAACCATCGGCTATTATGCCATGTTTGAGTATGTCAATGGATTCCGAAAGGCTATCTATTGGAGCAAGAACAAGATGCTTGCCCACGCTGATAAATACAGCCCGGCATTTTCCAAGGACGGAAAAACGGTAAAAACCAGATACGGAGAAAAGAAAAAGGTTTCGTATGCGGATTTTGCTGCCGGAAATTATGACCCGAAGGACGCTTGGATGTATTCGTCTTTCTGGTACAGGGACTTTGACGGCATGGCATATAAGACCATGCTGCGACAGCTCATCAGCAAATGGGGCATCATGTCAATCGAAATGGCTTCCGCTATTGATGCAGATATGGCGGTCATCAACGAGGACGGGACGAAAGACTACGTTGAAAATGATCCGGATACCATTGAAGCAACGGCTGAAGTGGTGCAGGAACAGACGGACGCCGGTGACGTACAGGCGGCGCTTTTCGGCGGTGATACCAATGAATAAAGTGATTCTTATCGGTCGCCTGACGGTTGATCCTGAAATCCGCGTCACAAATTCCGGCAAAAAAGTTGCTTCCTATCGTCTGGCGGTTGACCGCAACGTGAAAACCGAAGGACAGCCTGAATCGGATTTCATCAACTGCACTGCATGGGGTAAGACCGGCGAGTTTGCAGAAAAGTACCTGCACAAAGGCATGAAAATTGCCATCGAAGGGCGCATTCAGACCGGCAGCTATGAGAAGGACGGGCAGAAGCACTACACCGCGGAAATCATCGTTGACCGGCATGAATTTTGCGAAAGCAAGCGGTCTGCCGATTCCGGCAGCTATCCCGCGCCGGATCAGGGCTTCGCGGAAATTGAAGAAGATGACGGGCATCTGCCGTTCTGAAAGGGGGACATACCATGAAAATCTATTCCGTCCATGTTAATAAAATCCCGGAAAGCTGTGGTGGATGCGCGTTGATGGGGTACATCAATGATTCATACCCTGTATGTTATGGCATCGCGGATGAGGAAAAACGGGAAATCGAAGGAAACCCATATTCAATGCAATATAGAAGAAGCGATTGTCCGCTTGTAAGGGGGGCTGAAGGCAATGTCTGTAAACAGCAAACAGAAGGGCGCACGGTTTGAACGGCATCTTGCTTCCCTGTTCCGGGAATACGGCTACAACGCCCGGAGAACCGCCCAATACTGCGGCAACACCGGGGACGCTTCGGACGTTGTAGGGCTTCCCGGAATCCATATCGAAGCCAAGCACCAAGAGCGAATGCAGCTCTATGACTGGATGGCACAGGCCAAGCGGGACGCAGCCGGGACGGACAAGCTTCCGGCTGTGTTCCACAAGAAAAACAATGCATCCATCCTTGTGACGATGGAATTTGAAGACTGGATGCGGCTTTTCAGCGAATGGGAAGCCGGTCAGGAAAGAAAGGAATAATCCGATATGAGAAGCAAAAGCAAAGCGTATCTGCTCACGACGCTGTTCATGGCAATGATGCTGTCGATTCTCTACTTTATCACGCTGGCAAATCCGGGCGCGTGGAAGTGGTACGGAATCATCTTCGGCATTCTCGGCGTGGTCTATTTCACGCTCTGCCTGTATTCGTGGATCGCACACTGAAAGGAGAAAAGAAAATGAAGGTTGTTATTGATCCCGGCTGCTATATGCCGGAAAGAGCGCACGAAGATGACGCAGGACTTGACCTGCGCACACCGCATGACGTGGTTGTTCCTTCTTTCGGCTCTGCCGTGATTGACACCGGCGTACATATGCAGATTCCGGTCGGCATGGTCGGGATGCTGAAAAGCAAGTCCGGTCTGAACGTCAAGTCCGGCATCACGTCCGAAGGCGTCATTGACGCCGGATACACCGGCAGCATCGTTGCCAAGCTCTACAACCAAAGCGGCAAAACGTGTCTTCTGAAGGCAGGATCGAAGATCACGCAGATTGTCATTCTGCCGGTCATCAAGCTTCCCCTTGAAGTCGTGGACAAGCTGGACGATTCCGAGCGCGGCAGCAACGGCTTTGGCAGTACGGGGGTGTAAGTATGCTGACGATTGAAAACGTTGAAACCTATCCCTATTCGGAGCTTATCACAGGGCGGCATTGACCGCCCCACACACAAAAGATGAAAGGGGCTGACAACATGACACAATGCGAACGCATACAGCGACACCTTGAAGATTACGGCTCTATCACAAGCCTTGAAGCTATGCAGGAATACGGGATCATGCGTCTGGCTTCCCGGATTTCTGATCTGAAGCAGATGGGCGTCCCCATTGAAAAAGAAATGGTCAGCGGCAAGAACCGCTATGGCGAGCCGACAAGCTTTGCCCGGTATTCCCTGAAGGCGGCGGAATCGTATGGCTGATGTAAAGTGGATCAAGATCACAACCGATATGTTCGACAACCGCAAAATCAAGCATCTGCGGCGTCTGCCGGACGGCAACAACATTGTCCTGATTTGGGTGATGCTGCTGACAATGGCCGGGCGCTGCAATTCGGGCGGCATGATCTTCCTGACAGAAAACATCCCGTACACGCCGAAAATGCTTGCGGATGAGCTTGATTTTGAAGAAAACACCGTCCGGCTTGCATTGGAAGCCCTTGAACGGCTCGGCATGGTCGTTATGTCCAACGGCTGCTTCACAATCGCCGGATGGTCGGAGCATCAGAACATTGACGGCATGGACAAAATCAGGGAAAGCAAGCGTCTTGCGCAAGCCCGATGGAGAGCCAAACAGAAGGCGCTTCCACCTGCTGTAGATTCTACCGTAGATTCTACTGTAGACGGCGAAAGAATCTCTGTAGACGATGCAGAAGAAGATATAGAAGAAGAAAGAGAAGAAGAAAAAGAAAGAGATAAGATTGATTATAAGGGCATCGTTGCCGCCTTCAATTCCATCTGTGTTTCTTTTCCTTCGGTCAAAGCTCTTTCTGACGCCCGGAAAAAGGCGATCAAAGCACGGCTGAACACATATTCCCTTGACGATTTCAAGACGCTTTTTGAAAAAGCGGAAGCTTCGTCCTTCCTGAAGGGCAAGAACAGCAGCAACTGGTCGGCTACGTTTGACTGGCTGATTAAGGATTCTAACATGGCGAAAGTCCTTGACGGCAATTACGACGATAAGCCCGTTACATACCGACAAACCGGCAAGAACACGAAAGCCGAAGAGCTGAACGACTTCTACAACATGGCCGCTGAATGGGCGAAGGGAGAATGAAAAAGTGGATAAACAGGAATTCGGAATTTTTGCTTCTGCGCTGCGGACGTATTTCCCACGGGAACAGATTCTGCCGAATAAGGAAGCAATGGAACTGTGGTATCAAGAGCTGCAAGACATCCCGCAGGAAACGGCGATAACCTGCTTGCGGAAATGGGTAAGCCTGAACAAATGGTCGCCGTCCATTGCAGAAATTCGGGAAATGTGCGCGGTGATCGTCAACGGCGAGCCGCGAACGTGGCAGGACGGATGGGACGCAGTTTTGACAGCAATCCGGAAGTTCGGATATTACAATCCCAAAGACGCAATGGCGTATCTGGACGGCGTTGATCCCATCGCTGCAAGCTGTGTCCTGAAAATGGGATGGAGAAACCTTTGCACGTCGGAAAATGCCGTGGCAGACCGCGCCGCCTTCCGTGGCTGCTATGAGATCATGGCGAAGCGCGAGCAGGAGCAGAAACAGCTTGCGCTTCCGCTTCAGGAAGCAATTAAGGGAATACAGCTCAAGGGCATGGACGGCGAGATTTTGAAGATCGGGGGATCAACTGAATGATGTACAAATACGGCATGAGGGCGCGGGGCTTTGCCCCGTGGTGTCAGCCCACGAAAGCCATTGTCATGGCAAAGAAGGACGAAAGCGGCAAGTATCACAACATTCTTTTCTATTCCGAGCCGCTGACGAAGCAGCAGCTTGAAGAATTCGAGCTTGATTATCTGGGGGAGTGTGAATTATGAACGAAAAACAAGAAAAGAAGCGCCGGTACAACCTACGTCTTGAGTACATCGCGCATTTCAACAAGTGGCTGGACAGCGAGCCGCCCCGGTGGCGCTTTATCCGCTGGCGCAAGTGGAAGAACAGCCGCCCGGTGTGGAAGGAGAATGACAATGACTGAATACATAGACAGAGAAGCGGCGATCAAAGCAATCTATGATAGCGATCCTTTCGGGATACACAAGTGTTTTGGGTGGCGAGCAATGGACATAGAAGAAGCGCTTCGGGCTATCCCTGCCGCCGACGTTGCGCCGGTGGTGCGCTGCAAGGACTGTCAAAAAAGCGGCGTGACAGAGTTTGGAAAACGATTCTGTTCAGAGCCAATGGGGGCATTTTACGGATGCATCCCTGTTGAGGATGATTTTTTTTGCAGCGGCGGCAGAAGAAGGGACGGTGCATAATGACGATACAAGAATGCAAAAACCACGAGCGCATTTACAAGAAGCTGGTGGAAAAGTTCCTGCCGACGTTCACATTTGACAGTAAGAATTGCACGACGGAAGAGCTGGAATGCATTAAGGTTGCCCTGCTCCGCTCGGTTGCAATCGAAATGCTGAACATTGCGGAACTGAAAAAACTCACTCAAAGGAAGGGAAAAGCCGATGAATGATGCAATGAAGAATGTCTTTGCCGCTGTTGTGCATCGCACTGAACACGCACTTTGCGCCGCCAAACTGGACGGTATCTCGGAATACAGCGATACATACAAGGCGGGCGTTACGGATTACATTTCTGGCGTGAGCGACATGGCGCGAGAAATCATCCGCGAAGTTGAAAGGATTGTGGACAATGAGCAGCAAATCTAAAAAGCGCCGCCCGGAGCGCGTGAGCATGACAAAAGCTGTCACAGTCGCCGAAATCATGTTCGTGTGGGCTTGGATGGACGTTTTTCATCCTTCCCCGGACGATGTGCAGAAGCTGAAGGCGAGCCTGAACAACGTGGCTGAAAGCGTCAATCTTGGCAACCTGAACATCTGGGAAATCCGGGAAGCGATCAAAGATGAATACGGATGGGAGATCGTTTAAATGTTTCATGCTCGAACAGGACAATGTGAAATCTGCGGCGAGACTTTTAATCGGAACAGCAACAACCAGCGCTATTGCGGCGAAAAGTGCAAAAGAGAAGCAAAAAGTCTTTATTGCCGCGATAAACGCCGACTGAACGCGCAGACAAAAACCAAAAACGACACGCTTTCCGAAGTCGCACGGAAGGCAAACGCTATGGGGCTTACATACGGGCAATATATGGCATTGCAGAAAGGACGGTGATTGAATGACAGACGTGAAGAAATACCTTTCGCAGATTAGGCGTTATGATTCCCGGATCAATGCGAAGCTGGAAGAGCGCGACCGGCTGAAGGCGATGATGACGAAAATCACGCCCACGCTGCGGGACGTTCCCTCTTCCGGCAGCGGTGGACAAGACAAGATTTCGGACGCCGTGGCAAAGCTCATTGACCTTGAAGCGGAGATTAACCGCGAGATTGATTCCCTTGTGGATGCAAGACGCACGGTCAGTCAAACAATTGACAAGGTTGAAGATGATAAGGAATTCAACATTCTTCATCAGCGTTACGTTCAAGGGAAAACGTTTGAACAGGTGGCGCTTGACATGGGCTATACATACCGCTGGATTTGCAGTATGCACGGAAGAGCGCTTCAAACCGTGGAAAAAATCCTGAAATCCGAAAAGAGTTCCTAAAAATTCATAGTAATTCATAGTTGAAATGTGATATTGTTATTGTAGAAAAATAATACAGATGGCTCTTAGCCAGTCGGGTTTTGTTCCTTTCCCCGGCTGGCTTTTATTATGCCTTGAAAGGGTTGGTTACATGGGTATATTGCAAGAACGTTTCCTATGCCCCACCTGTTTCCGTATTTGATACCAAACAGGGCTACTGGCAGAAACGCAAAAACGAATGGAAAAGCATAGGGCTTGACAGCGCAGCCGGGAGAAATGACGCGCTGATTGGCAAAGGGTTTGCACAACTCGCACGAATGAGAAGCGAAAATCTGACAGGGACATCAATCTTTGATCCGGTACTTTGTGAAGTTCTTTATAACTGGTACAGTCCCAAAGGCGGCATAGTGTTTGATCCCTTCGCCGGTGGCTCGGTTCGCGGCGTTGTGGCTGAAATGCTCGGACGGCATTACATCGGCATTGACCTTTCCGAAAAGCAGGTTGACGCAAACCAGATGAACGCTGACACCTTGGGCGTGTGTCCGGTCTGGTGGTGTGATGACAGCCGGAACGCAGATAAATACATAGCAGACGAAACAGCGGATTTTGTTTTCACCTGTCCGCCCTATCACAATCTTGAAAAATACAGCGATCATCCGCTGGATTTGTCCAACATGAGCTATTCCGACTTTTCGGAAGCATACAAGGAAATCATTGATATATCCTGCCGCAAGCTGAAAGAAAACAGTTTTGCGGCTTTTGTTGTTGGTGAAATTCGAGATTCCAAAGGCGCTTACCGGGATTTTGTGGGGCTTACAAAAGCTTTATTCAGGGAAAACGGGCTGCATCTGTATGCCGATTCCATTCTTTTGGAGCAGTATGCAACAGCGGTTATGCGAGCCGGTAGACAGTTTGAAGCGAGAAGAAAGCCGGTGAAGGTGCATCAGAATGTTCTTGTGTTTTACAAGGGCGATCCAAAAAAGATTGAAGGAATCCGGCAGCAGGATATTGAAAAGGCTGATTTATCAAAGTTTTAACGAAAGGCGGTGATGATTGTGGCAAAGCTTACGGCAAAACAGCAGCGCTTTTGTGATGAATATCTGATTGACCTTAACGCGACGCAAGCCGCAATCAGAGCCGGGTACAGCAAAAAGACGGCGCGTGTGATAGGAGCGCAAAACTTATCAAAGCTTGCCGTGAAAAACTATATAAACGAACGCATGAAAGAAAAGGAAGCTGAACTGATCGCTGATAGTGATGAAGTGATGCGGTATCTAACATCCGTTCTTCGCGGACAATCACAGTCTGAAGTTGTCGTTGTTGAAAATGTCGGCGATTACATGAGCGAAGCGCGGCTTATTCAGAAAGCGCCTGACGAAAAAGAACGCCTGAAGGCCGCCGAACTGCTTGGCAAGGCGCACCAAATCTTTGTTGATAAAGTGGAGCAGACCGTTGACATGGATTTGAACATCACGGTGGATTACGGTGATAACGAATGAGCAACCGCAGCAAAGGGAACAGAAAGGCGCAAAGGGAAAGACGATATGAGCGCCGGAATCTGCGCCCGGAAAGGCAGAAAGAAAAGCACATTCTGATTGACGGCAATTATTCTTTCTATCCTGCCGCATACTGCCGGTATTATCAGGCGTGGCTTACGGTCGGCTTGCTCGAAACGCACAGGTGCGCTGAAAGGCAATGCGGACGGCTTGAAAAAGGAGCTATAGCGGATGAAAATTGACGTTCTTGGAACGAAGTACACGGTCATAATTACAACGGCGCAGAAGGACAGCTATTTGAAACAAGTCGATGGTTATTGTGATAAGACATCGAAGAAGATAGTTGTCAAGGACAAGGATGATTCCTGCGAGCTTGAAATCTTTGAAGTATATAAAAAGACCTGTCTGCGGCATGAAATCATTCATGCTTTTCTTTTTGAATCCGGCTTGCATCAAAACTTCCACCATGATGAATGGGGACATGAAGAAACAATGGTTGACTGGATTGCCACACAGTTCCCAAAGCTGATGGCAGCTTTCAAGGCGGCTGATGCGCTGTGAATATCAAAGTACAAGCAAATCCCTGCTTCAAAGAGGTTGACCGCAGCGACAAGCGTTATATCGTTATGAAAGGCTCGGCTGGATCGGGAAAATCTGTTGACACGGCGCAGAATTACATCCTGCGGCTGATGCAGGACAAAGGGCGAAACCTTGTTTGCATCCGCAAGTCCGACATAACGAACCGTGACAGCACCTTTGCAGAGCTTACAGGCGCTATATACCGGATGTTTGGCGATCAGGCAGAGCGGTATTGGCAAATCAATATGTCCCCTCTGAAGCTGACCTGTAAAGCCAACGGCAATCAGATCATATTCAGGGGGATGAACGATGATAAGCAGCGCGAAAAGCTGAAGTCTATCACATTCCAGCGCGGCAAGCTAACGGACGTATGGTGCGAGGAAGCAACCGAGCTGACACAGGCAGACGTTGAGATCATAGATGACCGTCTGCGCGGCGAGCTGCCGCCCGGACAGTTTTATCAAATTCGGATGACATTCAATCCGGTGAATAAGAATCACTGGATCAAGAAGGTCTTTTTTGACATTCCCGATCCGAACGTACTGACACACCACAGCACATATCAGATGAACCGCTTCATTGATGAAGCGTACCGCGCCAGAATGGAGCGCCGCCGTCTTGTCGATCCCGAAGGCTACAGAATCTATGGTCTTGGCGAATGGGGCGAGATCGGCGGCTTGATCCTCCACAATTGGGAGATCAAAGAAGTCAGTCTGAATCTGAATGATTATGACGACATCGCCATTGGTCAGGACTTCGGCTTCAACCACGCAAACGCCCTTCTGCTGCTGGGCATCAAGGACGACGATGTTTCCATACTGTCCGAAATCTATGTCTTTGAGAAGGACACAGCAGAGATCATCCAGCTTGCTTCAGATATTCCCCGCAATAAACAGATGTGGTGCGACAGCGCCGAGCCTGACCGCGTTAAGATGTGGCAGAAAGCCGGTTTCCGCGCAAAGGGCGTGGACAAGGGCGGCAGCGCCGGAAGCGTCAAGGCACAGATAGACTGGCTGAAGCAGCGTAAAATTTATGTCCATCCGCATTGCGTGAATACCATCAAGGAATTGCAGCAATGGAAGTGGAAAAAAGACGATAAGTCCGGCGAATACCTTGACGAACCTGTCCCGTTTCAGGATGACGCAATGGCAGCGCTGCGTTACGGCGTGGAAGGCTGGCGCAAGGTCAAACGCTGGCTATATTAAATTTTTAACATTGTGAAAGTGAGTGCCACAACATGGATGAATACGGAAGAAGGCTGACCGCCGTGGAAGAACGGTGCAAATCGAACACGCATAGAATTGATGAGCTGTCTAAAAAGCAGGAATATATGACCGAAACGATCAAAACTGTTGCGGTCATGGCGTCCGAGCAAACGCACATCAAGGCGGATGTCGCCGAGATCAAAACCGATGTAAAAAAGCTCATGGGCAGGGACGGCAAGCGCTGGGAAATGGTTGTTGAGAAGGTCATACTTCTGTCCGTTGCCGCCATTGTTGGCTATGTCCTTTTGAAATTAGGGCTTTCGTAAAAAAGGAAGGTGAAAAGCCATGCTTTCCATTGAGGAAATCAAAAGTTTTATAGAGCGGGATGCGTCCAGCACGAAGAAGCAGCTTGCGCGAACGGGCTTGCGCTACTACGAGGGAAACCACGACATAAAGGATTATAGAATCATCTTCATTGACGCAGACGGCAATCCACAGGAAGATAAGACGAAATCCAACATCAAGATTAGTCATCCGTTCTTCCGGCTGCTGGTGGATCAGCAAGCACAGTATATGCTTTCTGGTCACGGCGGCTTCGTGAAATCCGACATTCCGGAGCTTCAGACGGAGCTTGACGCCTACTTCAACGAGAATGAAAACTTCGTTGCAGAGCTGTCAGAGCTGCTTGTTGGCGCGGTTTCCACAGGCTGCGCGTATATGTATGCCTATAAGGACGAAAGCGACAGGACGGCGTTTCAGGCGGCGGACAGCATCGGCGTTGTGGAAGTCCGGGAGAGAGAAACCGAAGATAAATGCGCCTATATCATCTATTGGTACATCGACCGCATAGGCAAGGACAACAAGAAGATCAAGCGCATTCAGGTTTGGGACAAAGCCCAGACCTTTTTTTATGTCCAAGAGGGCGAAGGCGCGATTGTGAAAGACGATTCCGTTGATCTCAATCCGCGTCCGCACATCATCTTCAAAAAGGACGGCGACGAAAACACCTACTTTGAAGATTACGGAATGATCCCTTTCTTCCGGCTGGATAACGGCAAGAAGCAGATTTCCGGTCTGAATCCCATCAAAGACCTGATTGACGATTACGATCTGATGAACGCAGGTCTTTCCAACAACATTCAGGACACAAACGAAGCCCTGTATGTCGTTCGCGGTTTTCAGGGCGACAACCTTGACGAATTGATGTTGAACATCAAAGCTAAGAAGCATATCGGTCTTGACGGCGCTGACGGCGGCGTGGACATCAAGACCGTTGACATCCCCGTGGAAGCCCGGAAAACGAAGATGGAAGTGGACGAAAAGAACATCTTCCGCTTTGGGCAGGGCGTGAACACGGAAGCGCTGAAGGACACCAGCGCCACAACGTCCATTGCGATCAAGTCCGCGTATGCAAACCTTGATCTGAAGTGCGACGGCTTGCAGCCGTTTCTTCTTCAGTTCATGCGAAAGCTGCTGAAGCTGGTGCTGAAAGAGATCAACGACACACAGGGGACGGACTACGAACAGAAGGACGTCTATTTCGACTTCGAGCGCGAGATCATCACCAATGCGCAGGAGAACGCCGCGATTGACCTTTCCAAAGCGCAGGAGCAGCAGACGAAGATCACGACGATTCAGAACGCCGCCACCATGCTTGGGCAGGAATTGACCATGCAGCTTATCTGCGAAGCCTTGACATTGGATTACGACGATATAAAGGACAAGCTGCCCACGCCGGAAGATGATCCGACAGCGGCAGCAAAGACCGCGCTGGGGGGTATTCAGCCCGAAGGCAATGGTGATGTAGTTGAATAAGTGGGAAATTGAAGTGCAGAAATCCTTGCTTGACAGCGAGGAAGCCGCGATCAAAGAGCTTGAAGCGCAGTATGCACGGGCGCTGCGGGACATCAACGAGAAAGTCAAGGGCTTTCAGGCGGACATTGACCTGCTGGATGAAGCGTTGTCGCAGGACGGCTTGGATGACGCCACAAAGGCGCTGCTGCAATCGCAGAAGCGGTCAAAGGTTTATCAGCAGCAGTACCAGAAAGCCCTTCAGGGGCAGGTCAGCGGCATTCTGGACAAGCTCCACGGCGACAACTACGCCACCATTGACAAATACCTGAAAGGCTGCTATGAAGACGGCTATATCGGCACAATGTACGATATAAGCAAGCAGGGCGTTCCGGTCATCGCGCCGATAGATCAGGCACAGGCGGTCAAGGCGATTCTGACAGACAGCAAAGTCAGCAACGGGCTTTACAATGCGTTGGGCGTGGATGTCGCCAAGCTCAAAAAGACGATCACGCATGAGATCAGCCGGGGCATTGCTTCTTCTCTCCCCTATCGTGACATTGCCCGAAACATCGGCAACGTGTCCGGCGCTCCGCTGTCCAGAGCAAAAACAATCGCTCGGACGGAAGGCCACAGAATACAGCAGACATCTTCCCGCGATGCGCAGTATGCCGCAAAAGCCAAGGGCGCGGACGTTGTGAAGCAATGGGACGCTGCGCTTGACGGGCGCACACGCGATTCCCACAGGCGCGTTGACGGCGAGATTCGGGAGCTGGACGAAAAGTTTTCCAACGGGCTGATGTTCCCCGGCGATCCTTCCGGGGGCGCTGCCGAGGTTGTCAACTGCCGCTGCACGTCCAACACACGCGCACGCTGGGCGCTCGGTGAAGAAGAGCTGCAAACGCTGAAAGACCGCGCTGAATACTTCGGGCTTGACAAGACGAAAAACTTTGAAGAGTACAAGGAAAAGTATCTGAAGGCTGCAACGGATTCCGACAACGCTTCAGGAAATGTCGCTTCGCAAGCGACCGCAGCAACCGGAGCTTCTGCTATTAAGAAAACAGGCATTGATAAACTTGACACGGCAAAGGTTTTAAGTTCGCATACTGTTGACGATTGTTATAATACGACGAATCCGCTTTATTCGACAGGCAGACAATATCAAGTAAACTGTCAGCGGTGTGTTTCCGCGTATGAAGCACGGAGAAGGGGCTATGATGTTGCGGCTTCAGAAGCCATTCTTAATGCCCCTGACACGCTGCCGTATATGTTGAATCCCAAAGGCTGGGCAAATGTATATAAAGACGGCATTGCAAGCCTTGAAACGCCAATCGGAAGCAGATCAACCACAATTAAAAAGAGCATTGAATCAATGATGTCTGGTTACGGAGACGGTGCAAGGGCAATCGTTAGAGTACAGTGGCAAGGCGGCGGCGGTCATGTTTTCATCGCCGAACAGGTCAACGGAGTTACACGGTTTATTGATCCGCAGACAAGCAAAAAGGACTGTTCCTATTATTTCAACGCTGGCATGATAAAACCGGCATCAACACGGCTGCTGCGAATTGATAATAAGGACTTTACAGACTTGATTGAACAGTGTATAATTCAAAATTAAGTTGAAAGGATTATATATATTATGATTGATGTTGAAAGAGCTTGCGGGGTTGCTACGAAGCTTCGCAATGAACCGTATGTTGATGTTATAACCGACATTGGCAATGGGTTTGTCATTGGAACAATGTCGAAAGATGGCGAGGTGTCCGATGTTTCGCCGGTCTTTGTGAATAAGGCAGACGGAAAAACAGAAATCTTCTTTATTCCTGACAACTTTGAAAGAATGCAAAAAGGCAAACAGATTGCTGTTCCGTCGAAATATAGGTTTCATAACTAAGCATCGTGCATCCGCACGGTGCTTTTTCTATGCCAAAAAACGCACGGCGTGTGTTTTGATGCGTTAATCGTGCGTTTGCAAGTTACAGGCAAGTAAAAAATCATAGCGAAATCAAGGGTTTGCAGAATTGCAAGCCCTTTTTTCATGCGCACAATCAAGTAAAAAAGCAGCTTCTCATTCCTGAAGTCCTGCGTTCCACGCGGGGGATTATTAGGGGATGGCAGGTTGCTTTTAATATTTTATGAAAGGTGGAAAAACCAAATGAAAAGATGTTGGAAGAACTGGATCAAGGCGGCGGGTATCCGTGCGCTGAAAACTGTGGCGCAGACCGCCGTCGCTACCATCGGCACGACTGCCGTCATGTCGGAGGTAAACTGGCTCATGGTGGGCAGCGCGTCCCTGCTGGCTGGCGTCCTGTCGCTGCTGACTTCCCTTGCCGGTATCCCGGAAGAGTGTCCGGAAGAGGACGAAGGGACTGACGCCGAATGAGCGTAATTGAAAAGGCAATATCTCAAATGGAATCGTGGGCGGACGATCCCGCCCACGGTTACGACCAGCGTTACAGATGGGGAGAATACGGAGATTTTGACTGTTCCGCCGCTGTAATTCAGGCGTGGGAAAACGCCGGTGTGCCGGTCAAGAGCAACGGCGCAACATATACCGGCAACATGCTTGCAGTTTTCAAGCGCTGCGGCTTTGAAGATGTAACAAGCAAAATCAACCTTTCCACCGGCAGCGGCCTTGTCCGCGGTGATGTGCTTTTGAACGTAACACACCATACCGCTATGTATTGCGGCAACGGCTATGAAGTCGAAGCGTCCGGCAACGAAAAAGGCGGCATCACAGGCGGTAAACCGGGAGATCAGACCGGGGGCGAGTTCCTGAAGCGCCGTTATCGAAATTTCCCGTGGACAAACATTTTGCGCTATACAGGCGCAGGGAACACCGCTTCTTCGGCGATCAAGGAAACCGGCAGAACGGGCAAGACCTACACTGTCAAGGCCGGGGATTCTCTTTGGAGCATCGCGGCAAATCAGCTCGGCGACGGGACGCGCTGGAAAGAAATAAAAACGCTGAACGGACTGGCTTCCGAGCTTATCCACGCAGGGCAGGTGCTGAAGATTCCCGGTGCTGCCGGAGAAGCCGCAGAAGCGCCCACAAGCGGCGCAGCGGAAACCTGCACCGTTACCCTTCCCCTGCTGAAAAGAGGGCACACGGGGCTTTCTGTAAAGGCTCTGCAAACGCTTTTGGTCTTTCGCGGAATGTCCGTCGATGTTGACGGCAGCTTCGGCGAGAAAACCGAAAGCGCGGTCAAATCTTTTCAGACGGCGGCAAAGATTCTTTCTGACGGAGAAGTCGGAAGCGACACATGGAAAGCCCTGATCGGCTGACCGAAAAAACAGATTAAAGCAGTTGTTCGGAAATTCCGAATAGCTGCTTTTTTCATAGTCCTGAACGAGACGTTTAAACCGTTCAAGATCGTCCTTGCGCCGGACGCTTAAACAGGCGCTTGTCTGCGGTGACACCGCGATTAAAAACAACGACAAAGGAAGGTATACACAATGGAATTTCTGAAAGAGATTTTGGGCGAAGAGCTTTTCAAGCAGTTTGAAACGGCGGTCAACGCCTACAACGGCAGCGAAGCGAATAAGGACAAGCAGATCAAGCTTGCCAATCTTGGCGGCGGTGAGTATGTCGGCAAGGGCAAATATGACGCGCTTCAGGCGCAGCTTGACGGCAAGGCCGCCGAGCTTGACACGGCCAACGGCCTGATTGCCGAGCTGAAGAAAGGCACGAAAGGCAATGAGGAATTGCAGGGCAAGATCACCGGCTATGAAACGCAGGTGCAGCAGCTTCAGGCAGAGCTTGAAAAGACGAAGCTTGAAAATGCGATCCAGCTTGCCCTTCGTGACGCAAAGGCGGTCGATCCTGACTATCTGGCGTTCAAGCTGCGTGAGAAGTACAAGCCGGAAGAGCTGACGCTTGACGAAAACGGAAAAGTCAAGGGCATGGATGACAAGCTGGTCGGTCTGAAAACGCAGTTCCCGAATCAGTTTGAAAGTGCCGGAAAGAAGAAAGTCGTTGAAAACAAACTTCCGGACGGTCAGGGCGGCGATTCCGTCACGAAAGAATCTTTGCTCAAAATGTCCTACGCAGACCGAATGAAAATCTTCAATGAGAATCCCGAAGCCTACAATGCGGCTATGGGATCGTAACAGAAAGGTAAGGTAAAACACTATGGCTATCACGAAACTTGAAAACATCATCAATCCGCAGGTCATGGGCGACATGATCAACGCGAAGATCGAAGCGCTTCTGAAAATCACGCCCTATGCGAAGGTTGACACCACGCTTCAGGGCGTCCCCGGCGATACCAAGACCGTTCCGAGCTGGAACTATATTGGCGACGCGGAAGATGTCGCCGAGGGCGGCGAAGTCGGTCTTAGCCAGATGACCGCTTCCAGCACCACGTTCAGCATCAAGAAGGCAATGAAAGCCGTGGGCATCACGCAGGAAGCGATCAATTCCGGTCTCGGTGATCCGGTCGGTCAGGCTGAATCCCAGCTTTCCAAGGCGATTGCCGGTAAGGTGGACAACGACGTTCTTGACGCCGCCTACAAGGGCAGCGTCGTTGTTGCCCCGACTACGCTTGCCACCATCGCGTATAACGGCGTTGTCGATGCTGTCACAAAGTTTGAGGACGAAGAGGACGGCATTGAAAAGGTGATGTTCATTCATCCCAAGCAGGAAGCGGCGCTGCTGAAGGATTCTTCCTTCCTCTCCGCTGATAAGTTCACGGCTGGCGTGGCTGTCAACGGCGCTATCGGCAAGATTGCCGGTTGCTGGGTCAAGAAGTCCAAGAAGGTGCGTCTGGTGTCCTACGAAGTGGACGATTCCAACGGAACTGTCCAGATTTCTGCGGACAATATTGCCGAGTATCAGGCGAAGGTTGATCCGTCCGTCACGCTGACCACGTCCAACAAGGTCAAAGAACTGGCTGCTGCAAGCAAGTATTACCTCTGCCCGATCATCAAGATGGAGCCGGACAGCGCCGAAACCGAGTACACCGAAGCCGAGCTTCCGGCGATCACGATCTTCCTGAAGAAAGACACGCAGGTGGATCACGAGTGGTTCCCGAAGAAGCAGCAGCATGACATCACCGCCGCCCGTTACTACGGCGTCGCCAAGACCAACGACGCAAAGCTTGTGCTTGCGCGTTTCAAGGCGTGAGGTAGAAACACATGATAATGACCGTTGCCGAACTGCGGCAGTTTGTGACAACGGATGAAACGGATCAGGCGCTGGAAGCACGTCTTTCAGCGCTTGAACTGTTGATCCGGGCATATACCAATAACAACTTCCAGAAAAGAGCTTTCCGGGCGGTTGCCGTGGCTACATCTTCCGGTCATCAGCTTGTGACTGCGGTAAACAATCCCTTCAAAGCCGGGGACACGTTGCAGATTACGGAATCCGAGTTGAACGCCGGTCTTGTCAATGTCAGAACATCTTCCAACGGCGTCATTACCGTGAAAGAAGATCTGTATGACGAAAGCGGCGTTGTCATCACGAAGGTTGTCTATCCGATGGACGTTAAGCTGGGCGTTGCGAACATGGTCAAATGGCAGCTTGACAACGGCGACAAGGTAGGCGTTCAGTCAGAGACGATTTCCCGGCATTCTGTGACGTATTTCAACATGGACGGGGATAATTCCTCTATGGGCTTTCCGAAGTCTCTGACGGGCTTTCTGAAGCCCTATATGAAAGCCCGATTCGGACAGGGGTTGAGAGTATGAAAGGCATTAGCGGCAACATCACGGCGGTTATCCAGACGGCTACGACCGAACAGAACGCCATTGGCGAACAGGTCAAGACATGGGCAGACGCCCAAACGCTGAAAGGCTGGCTTGACCTAACTGCCGGGGACAGCAAATACTTGACCTACAATGCGAAGTTGCAGGAAAGCACACACGTTTTCGTTGCTGACTATGTGGCGCTCGCGTCCGGCATCGCTGCGGAAAATTCCCGAATGGTTATCAACGGCAAGTTCTATGACATTCTGCTGATTGACAATCCTATGGAAATGGGCAGCGGCTCGCAGCTTGAAATCTATCTGAAGTTCACAGGGGGACAGTAAAATGTCTGTACAGTTTCAGGACTTCAGCATTCAGGTCAAGGACGCGCTGGATGACAAGGCGCTTGCTTTTCTGGAAGAAGCCGCGTCCGAGGTTGAATCAGCCGCAAGGCGTAATTCCCGCGTTGACAGCGGACAGTTGAAAGGCTCGTGGAATCATCAAGTGAATGAATCCGCCAAAGAAGCCAAAATCGGAAGTCCGCTGGAAAATGCCATTTGGGAAGAGTTCGGCACGGGCGAATATGCCGCAGCCGGAGACGGCAGAAAAGGCGGCTGGTCGTATCAGGATGACGCCGGTGACTGGCATCATACCAAAGGCAAAAAGCCGAACCGGACGCTTCAGAGAGCGTTTGAAGGTACGAAAGCCGCGATCATCCGCAGGGCGAAGGAAATCTTTAAGGAGCTGGGCAAATGACAACGAAACCGCTTGAAATCGTTTCTGCCGCCATGAAATCCCTTGACATTGCCTACGGCTTCGGCTCTTACGCCGGGAACGCTGCCGGAAAGATCGTCTATCCGTATTTCGTGGGTGAGTACATCGAAAGCCCGCCGATGAATGAGGATGGACAGCAGACGGCAACGATCATGCTGACCGGCTTCCACCGGGGGACATGGCAGGAGCTTGAAACGGCAAAGGCAAAAATCGAATCCTATTTTAACAAGGTGAGCGGAAAAACGGTCATGGCTGACGATGGTTCAGCCGTGGCTATTTTTTATGACATCGCCTTGATTATCCCGAAAGAGGATGCGCGGTTGAAAAGCATCCAGATCAATCTATCCGTGCAGGAATGGAGTGTGAACATATGATTACTGGCAAACACGGCGTGACCGAAAACACGACGAAAAGCATTCTTTTCGGTGCTGGCACGATCCACAAAGGACTGAAATACACGTCCAATGCGTGGAACTATGAAGCGTCCCTTGTCGGCGCTACTTCGGGCGGCTCTAAGCTGTCCATTATCCCGGAGATTACCAACATTGAGGTTGACGGCGTTCTGGTGAAAACGAAGGGGCTTGCCGCGAAAACCGGCGAAACCGCGAGTATGGAAGTCAACTTCATTGAGCTGACGAAAGACATCATCAAGGCGGCGACCTTCGGCGCGGAAGGAACTTCTGCCGACGCCACCAATTTTGACGTCATCGAAAGCAAGTCCAACATTGCCACGGGCGACTATTGGGAAAATATCGCCTTTGTCGGCAAGACGCTGGAAGGCGAAAATATCATCGCCATTCTGGACAATGCCCTTGTCACGTCCGGCTTTGAGCAGGAAGGCAAGAACAAGGAAGGCGCTGTCGGCAAGTATACCTTTGAATGCTATGCCGAGCTGACCGGCGAGCTGGACAAGCTGCCTTGGCACATCTACTATCCCAAGGCTTCCACCTGAACAGAAAGGCAGGGCTTCGGCTCTGCCTTTTTCAACATCCTATAAAAATTCTGAAGGGGTTTTAATACATGACCGAAAAAACATATACGCTGCGCGGACTGACCGCCGAAGATGTTTTCCCGATGCTGAAGATCATTTCCGGTATCGGGCTGAAAGAGTTCAAGGGCTGCTTTGAATCGGAAGAGCTGCGCACGGCGATCCGCAGCATGACCGCTGAAAAAGAAGAGGGCGCAGAGGGCGCGGAGATCGACACCACGGCGCTGGGGCTGATGGTTGCCGTCGATGTGGCGTCCGTCATCATTGCCAACGTTCCGAAGTGCAAGGATGACATCTATCAGCTTCTTTCCGGGCTGTCCGGCATGAGCAAGAAAGAGATTGCCGCGCTGCCGATGAACGTTTTCCTTTCGATGATCGTTGACGTCATCAAGAAAGAGGAATTTAAGGATTTTTTTCAGGATGTTGCCGGGCTGTTCGGCTGAATGACATCCGGTTCATTGACCTGCTGTTTCAGCGCTATTCAAGCCCGTTGATCCTGCTGGATCAGATGATAAAAACCGGACGGCTGGACGAGTTTATTTCCGAGCTTGTGGACATCCGCAATGAAGAGCTGGAAGAGAAAGCAACGTGGGAATTTTGGCTGCACAAGGACTTTGAACGATCTTACGCCGAATGCCGCGATGCAATGAACCGTCAGCCGCCGAAAACCGCAACAAAAGAAGAGCTTGCCGCCATTGTGAAGCACACAATGGAAATGGATTTTGTGCCACCTGACGCATAATGTAGCCCCTATCTGCCCTACTTTTTAGGGGGATAGCAACATGGAACTTTTCAAGCTGCTCGGCACGATTGCCGTTGACAATGCACAGGCGAAAGAAGCCATTGACGATACCGCGAACAAAGCGGAAGCCGGAAGCAAGAAAACCGATTCGTCTTTTAAGAAGATCGGAGAATCTGCGCTGAAAATCGGAAAATCCGTGCTGACTGCCGGTGCTGCTTTGGGCGGCGCATGGATAGCAGCAATCGAAAGTTCCAGAGAATATAGAACGGAAATGGGCAAGCTGGACACGGCCTTTGTCACGAACGGACATTCTTCCGAAGCGGCAAAAAAGACGTATCAGGACTTGCAAGCCGTCCTTGGCGATACGGACGTATCGGTTGAAGCTGCAAACCATCTTGCCGTAATGACGGATAACGAAAAGGATTTGCAGACGTGGACGGACATTTGCACCGGCGTCTTTGCTACGTTCGGGGACAGCTTGCCCATTGAGGGCTTGACAGAAGCGGCTAACGAGACCGCGAAAACCGGACAGCTTACAGGCGGCCTTGTCGATGCGCTGAACTGGGCAGGAATCGGAGAAGAAGAGTTTCAGGCAAAACTTGACGCTTGCAGCACCGAGCAGGAGCGCCAGAAGCTCATTATGGACACGCTGAACGGCACATATAAGAAAGCGTCCGAGCAGTACAAAGAGACGAATAAAGACGTTATGGCGGCAAATAGAGCCAATGAAAAGCTATCGTCTGCCTTTGCCGAGCTTGGGCGCGTCGGCGAACCTATATTGACCGCTATCAAGAATAAGACCGCTGAAATGGTTGCCGCGGCTGTTCCCCTGCTCCAATCCTTTATAACGAAAATAAAGGACATGATTAAATGGTTCAAGCAGAACAAAAGCACCGTGCAGGCGTGGGCGGCGGGTATCCTTGCGGCAACGGTCACGGTTTCCGGGTTTGTCCTTGTGCTGAAGTGGGGAAGCATAATGAGCAAGGCCACGACCGCGCTGAAGCTTGTCACAGGCGGCGTGAAGGCGTTGAATCTGGCAATGAAGGCAAATATAATCGGGCTTATTGTCTCGCTTATTATCGGCCTTGTGGCGGCTTTCGTGTACCTTTGGAAAAACAACGAAGGCTTCCGCAACTTCTGGCTGAAGATGTGGGAGAAAATCAAATCGGCAACATCGTCAGCGGTCGCGTGGATCAAAAACAAGTTTGGCGATTTGAAAAGCGCTGTTTCCAAGGTGAAGAACACCTTCGGCAGCATTAAGGACGCCATTGTTGACAAGATCGAGGGAGCGCGGGACGCCGTAAAGAACGCCATTGACAAAATCAAGGGCTTCTTCCCTTTGAGTATCGGAAAGATTTTCAGCAACTTGAAAATCCCGAAGATCAGCGTGTCAGGCGGAAAAGCTCCTTTTGGCATCGCCGGAAAAGGCAAGCTTCCGAATTTTAATGTCAAGTGGAACGCCGAAGGCGGCATCCTTGACAAAGCAACAATCTTCGGGCGCGTTGGCGATACGCTGCTTGGCGGCGGGGAAGCTGGAAAAGAAGCTATAGCGCCCATTGATACGCTGCTGGATTATGTCCGGACTGCTGTCAGGGGTGAGAATGAGGGCGTCAGAAAGACGCTCATCGAGCAGACACAGCTTTTAATTGATTTCCTTGCACGGTCTATGCCGCATGGTGTACGGCTTGATTCCGGCGTCCTTGTCGGCGAGCTTACACCGGCAATAGATATGCAGCTTTCGGATAGATGGAATCATGCCCAGAGGGGTAACACACGATAGAAGGTCACGTTTCCGGTGACCTTCTTTTATTTTATCTTCACGGAAAGAAGGTGAAGGTCATTGGAATTATTTAAGATATTCGGCACAATCGCCATTAACAACAAAGATGCACACAAAGAGCTTGATAACACGACGAAAAAATCCAAAGAAGCAAGCGAAAAGATAGGAAAATTCTTTGGTTCTGTTGCAAAAACTGTCGGCAAAGCGTCCCTTGCGGCAATCGGCGCAGCAGCAACCGGAATCGCCGCGCTTACAAAATCCGCCGTTGAAAACTATGCCGAATATGAACAGCTTGTCGGCGGCGTGGAAACGCTTTTCAAGGATAGCAGCGCGAAAGTCCTTGAATATGCAAACAACGCCTACAAGACCGCTGGTCTGTCTGCCAATGACTACATGGAGACGGTCACAAGCTTTTCTGCGTCCCTGCTTCAGTCTTTGGGCGGTGACACGGAAAAAGCGGCAGAGATCGGCAACATGGCGGTCATTGATATGTCGGACAACGCAAACAAGATGGGTTCAAGCATGGAATCCATCCAGAACGCTTATGCCGGTTTTGCAAAGCAGAATTACACCATGCTGGACAACCTGAAGCTCGGCTATGGCGGAACGAAAGAGGAAATGCAGCGTCTGATTGACGATGCAAACGCCTTGAACGCTGCGCAGGGCAACATGACAAAATACAGCATAGACAGTTATGCCGACATTGTCAGCGCCATTCACGACGTCCAGACGGAAATGGGAATCACAGGCACAACGGCGCAAGAAGCGGCAACAACCATTCAGGGCAGTCTTGCATCCACAAAAGCCGCGTGGGATAACTGGCTGACCGGAACAGGCAGCATAGACGCGCTTGTTGGTACGGTCGTAAATTCTGCCGGACTTCTCGCAAAGGCAATCGGCGACATTTTGCCAAGCCTGACAACGGGCATTTCGCAGCTTGTCGCGCAGCTCGCGCCGGAAATCCCGCCGCTTATCAATCAGCTTTTGCCGAGCATCATTGACAGCATTGTCACGCTGATTGACAGCCTTGGCAGTCAGCTTCCGGCGATTCTTGCAACCATTTTGCCGGTCATCACGCAAACCGCGCCGCAGATCATTAACACGCTGATTACGGCGCTGATTTCGAGCTTGCCGGTTGTCGTTTCGTCCGCCGGTCAGCTTATCCTTGCTCTGGCAGCGGGCATTTCACAGAGCCTTCCGACGCTGATTCCGACAATCGTTGATGTCGTTTTGCAGATCGTGATGACGCTTGTAGAAAATGTCAACCTTCTTGTTGATGCGGCGGTCGATCTTATTTCCGCGCTGGCTGAAGGGCTTATCGCTGCGCTTCCGATTCTGATTGCGCAAGCGCCGACGATCATTTCAAGGCTGGTGCAGGAACTGATCGCAGCCGCGCCGCAGCTTCTGTTGTCTGCGGCTGAAATCGTTGTGCAGATCGTTTCCGGTATCGCCGACAACCTTTTCACGCTTGGCAAATCTGCCGGTGAGATCATAACGACCATCGTTGAAGGCGTCGGCGAAATGTGGGGCAGCATTGTCAATGTCGGTCAGCAGGTCGTTGACAAGATCAAAGAGGGCATTTCCAACGCATGGCAGGGGCTGAAAAACTGGTTTAATGGTCTTTGGGACGGGCTTTTCAGCAACAGGACAGTCGGCGTTACGGTTTCTGGTTCTGGTGGCGGCAAAACCTATGACACAAGCGGCTTTGCCAAAGGGCTTGACTTTGTGCCTTACAACGGCTTCCCCGCGCTGCTCCATGAGGGCGAAGCGGTGCTGACGGCATCGGAAGCCGACGCATGGCGCAAGGGTAACGGCGGTGCAGGAAACGGCGTCACGATCAATCAGTACATCAACGCACCGGCACAGACGCCCGTTCAGCTTGCAAGCGCAACGGCGGCTTATTTCGAGCAAGCGAGGTGGGCAATTTGAATTTCAACAATCTTTCTAAGCTGTTCCGCTATGTGAACGATAACGGCGACAGCATAACGTTTGACTATGCCGGGGGCTTTCTCATCAATAAGCCTTCCGGCATTGATACGCTGTCCATCAATCTGTCACAGGCGCAGGGCATTGACCAAGTCGGCGCGACGATCCAAAGCACCAACATTCAGCCGCGCCCGGTGACGATCACGGGCTATCTTGTCGGCGACGCGCAGACAGTAAACAAAGACAAGCTGCTTTCTGTCGTGCGCCCGGACATCGGCGGCAAGCTCTATGCCGATGACTATTATCTGTCCGTTTATCCAACGGCGACGCCGGTCATTGAGCCGAAGCGACAGCTTGCACAGTTTCAGCTTTCGCTTCTGGCGGCGTATCCGTATTGGTGCAAGGATGATTCCGCAAGCGCCACGCTTTCCGGCGTTCAGAAGCTCTTTAGACTGCCGTGCAATTTTTCAAAGACGTACCGCTTTGGACAGCTCATGCAGACGCAGTTTATGAACGTTGCGAACCGTGGGCAAGTGCCTATTCCGTTCACGGCAACCTTTGTTGCCAAGGGCGAAGTCGAAAACCCGAAGATCACGAACGCCACGACCGGAAAATTCCTGCTCATCAAGAAAACGCTTGTCAGCGGTGAAAGGCTTGTCGTGGAGATCACGCATGAAAGAACCTATGTAACGTCATCCGTGGACGGAGACTGCCGGGGCGCTCTGTCTCTGACAAGCAACCTGTTCCGGCTGGATGTCGGGGACAACGTTCTGAAGCCGGAAGCAGCGTCCGGGCTGGAAAACCTTCAGGTGGACGTTGACTTTGCAACAGAAATTGTGGGGATTGCGCTATGAGCCTTGAAATCTATCCTTCGGACTTCTCCACACGCTACGAGCTGAAGCACGCGGTTTCCGTCCAGATGTCCGTTTACTACAACGACATTGGAAAGCTGACGCTTGTTGCGCCGGTAAATGACTATAACATCAAGGCGCTGCAAGTCGGCAATATGCTTTTCGACACGAAACGCGGTGTTACGTACATCATCGTAAACACGAAGCACGACACGGATGAAAACAGAATCACGGCGAACGGCTATACGGCAAACTGGCTGCTGAACAAGCGCTGCATTGCTTCCGAATACCACCTGACAACGCTGGAAACGGGCGTGTACGCGCTTATCAATGCGAACCTTCGGAATATGTCGCGGCTTGCAACGGCGGCTGCTACAGGGTTTACAGAAGCCACAGACGCGATCCTGAAAGGCGGTCAGCTTCTGGATGAGATTATGCCCTATCTGGAAGAAGCCGGGCTGGGTCAGAAAATGGTGTGGGATGCAGAGACGCTTTCCCACACATTCCAAATCTACAAGGGCGCAGACCTGACGGACGGCATCCACGCGGTTGTCTTTTCCGAAGAGCAAGGCACGGCGCAGGAGCTTGTCATAAACGACGATGATTCCACGCTGAAAAACTTTGCCTATGCCACAGGTACGCTGAAAAACGATGTTGCCTTTGTGGAAGAGGTCGGCACGGCGACCGGCGACACGCGCCGCGAAGTCTGGCTGGACACCAATGTCCGGCAGGAAGATGACGAAAGCGCCGATGACTGCAAAGCCCGTGCGCGAGCCTATGCGACAATGGAGCTGGGCAAGCGCATTCGGCGCAAGTCCTTTTCCGTTGCGATTGACAGCGCCGATCTCGGCGTTGCCTACAATCTCGGCGACATCGTTTCTTGCGTGTCCGTGCGCTTCGGCGTGTCCTTCAATGCCCGGATTACCGGGGTTAAATATAAAATGGACGCGAACAGCACAAGCACCGAAATCATTTTGGGCGATCCAATATTAACTGCTTTGGGGGAGTTGAAATTAAATGGCTGAAATTAAAAGTTTCCCGAACAATCAGGACGAATACAGCGGCGCAGAAGATGTCATGCGCTGGCTGCACGGACGGACATCCGGCGTTTTCGCCGCGTCCGGGAATGCGGCGGTTGCCGCGCTTGCAACGCCGGAAATGTCTGTCACAGTCTCGGACGGTACGGGATGGATGGCAAACGCAGCCGGTGACGGTGTCGTCTGGTGGAACGACGAAGAGAGCGTCAACGGCGCAAAGTTGCTGCTTGCCATTGACGCAGCGGACGGCGTTCTGAACCGCATTGACCGCGTTATTGTCGAGTGGAAAACGACGAACTACGTTGACCGCCCGGAAATCAAAATCCTGAAAGGCACGGCGTCCAGCACGGCGGCAGCTCCGGCACTGACCAACAGCGGCACGAAGCGGCAGATCAGCCTTGCGCAGATTTCCGTCGCTGCCGGTACAACGGCGATCACGGCTTCCATGATTACGGACGAACGCCTTGACGCTTCCGTCTGCGGTCTTGTGACCGATACGCTGTCCATTGACACCACCACGATTCAGGGACAGTTTACGGCGCTTCTCGCGTCCATACAGGCGGAGCTTGCGCAGCTCGAAGCCGGGACGGCGGTTGAGCTGAAAAAGCTTCAGTTCATTAACACGGCTGTCCCCGTTGCTTCCTTCGTCGCCGATTCGACATATGAAGATTTTCCGTATCGGGCGGCGGTGGCGCTTACCGGCGTAACGTCCAGCATGATTCCCGAAGTCGTTTTCGGCGTCGTGGATGCCATGAGCGGAATTTTTGCGCCGTGCGCTGAAACCTACAACGGCGGCGTTTATCTTTATGCGTCGGAAGCGCCGGAAGCTGCAATCACAATTCCGACAATACTTTGCTGGAAGGGGAATTGAAAATGATAGGTAGAACAAATGTCGGCGGCGCTGGTGGCGGACGAAAAGTTGCAGTTACGATTTACGGCGGAGCGAATGAAGTTGTTTCTTATGCCGGAACAGAAACAGGAACAATAACTCTTTCGTCCAATGGAGAAGGTATAGTTGAACTGAAGAAAGGCGCGTACACCTTTACTGCTGGAATGTCGGGTATGGCTATTTCTAAGTCTATAAATGATACTACGACGACCGTTCGTCTTCGCCCGGATCATTATATCTACTGGTACGGCGCTATCAATGGTGAAATTACGAAATATGATGGTTATGGTACGTTGACGTTTCAGGACAACACACTCACGTTCCAAGGCGGCTATCAGGACTGGGGCGCGTGTTCAAGCGATATTGATTGCTCACAGGATACCAAAGTATCGGCTAAATGTACTACGGCTGTTGGTGGTTCATACTGCGACTTGCTTTATTCCTCTTACAAGAACTATTCTGGGGGAGATGCTGAAGACCTAAAAGCAAATGCTACAGTTAGCTTGACGTATACCTACAATTCAGCCCGGAAGGCAAGGCTTGCCGTGTACGGCAATACGAATAAAATCGTAGTCACCGAATGGTATCTCGGAAACAGAGAAGCGGCTTAAGGGGGTAAAACATGAAAGGAATCACTTTTGGCACATATCACAGCTACAAAGATTTCAATCTGCTTTTGACATCGAAGGAAATTGCAGCCCCGAAGGTGAAAACGATTGAAATTGACGTTCCCGGTGCAGACGGGGCGCTTGACCTGACAGAGTTTTTCGGCGAACCGAAATACGAAAACGTCACGCACAAATTCAAGTTTTCAACGATAGTGCCACAAAGCGAATTCCTTACACTTTTTTCAACCATCAAAAACGCGATACACGGCAAAATGCAGCGGATCATCTTAGACGGTGATCCGCTTTTTTACTATGTCGGGCGGTGCTTCGTTTCATCTTTCACGAATGAAAAGAACATCGGCAAAATAAGCGTGGAATGCGAGTGCGAGCCGTGGAAGTACAAAGCGGAAAAAACAGTTGTCACACAGGCGGTGAACGGCGAAAGCGTGATTTCCCTGCCGAATCTCCGAAAGCGCGTTGTGCCATTGGTGACGATCACGGCAGACAGCGCCCTGCATATCGTCTATGAAACATACAACATTTGGGACTTGGGCAGCGGCAGCTACACATTGCCGGAACTGGAACTGAAGGCCGGAAACAACAGCGTTTCCGTCACCGGAGAAGGAACGATTTCCTTTTCCTATCAGGAAGCGGGGCTGTGATTATGTACAGGGTATATTGTGACGGCGCGACGCTGTATAACAGCAGCCTTGAAAGCCTGAAAATCTTCAATCCGTCCTTGGAATTGGAGCTGAACAAGACCGGCAGCTTTCAATTCACAGTTTATCCCGGTCATCCACAGTACAGCGCAATAAAAAAGCTGCGGTCGATCATCACGATTTATCAGGATGATTATTTAATCTTCCGTGGGCGCGTTCTTGACATTGAAATAGGCTTCTACAACGAAAAGCATGTGACCTGCGAGGGCGAGCTTGCTTTCCTGTTGGACAGCATCCAGCGCCCTTATGACTATTCCGGGACGGTTTCCGGCTTCCTGAATCTGCTGATAGATAACCATAATGCACAGGTGGAAGAATCAAAATGGTTCACGGTCGGGAATGTGACTGTCACCGATCCGAATGATTATATCGTCCGTTCCAATATTGACTATGTTGATACATGGACGGAAGTGCAAAAGAAGCTGATTGACCTGCTCGGCGGCTATATCGTCATCCGGCATGAAGGCTATATCAACTACATTGATTATCTGCAAGATTTCACGCTGCTTTCTCCGCAGAAGATCACCTTCGGAAAGAATCTTCTTGACCTGAAGCGGATCAGGAAAGGCGCAGACATCGCAACGGCGCTTTTTCCGCTTGGCGCAAAGCTGAAGGACGGTGAAGGAAAGGACACAGACAACCGCCTGACGGTTGCCGCCGTCAATGACGGCCTTGATTATATCGTCGATGAGGAAGCCGCTGACAAATACGGTCTTATTTTTGCCACGCATACATGGGATGACGTGACCGAAGCGTCAAACCTTCTGGCAAAGGGACAAGCATACATTTCCGGCCTTGTCAACCAGCCGGAAACCATAGAGCTGACAGCGGCTGACCTTGCGGCCGTTGACGCTTCCTTCAGCAGTTTCCACCTTGGAACATACGTCAAAGTTACAAGCAATCCGCACGGGATAGACCAGAATTTTCTTGTGACAAAGCTGTCTTTGAAGTTGTTAGAGCCGGGCGCAAACAAGTTGACGCTTGGCGGCGCATTAGAGGGCATTTCCGGGGCGCTTGCGGGGCTTTCCGATGCACAAGGGGAAATTATACTGCAAATAGAAAATGCGTCTAAAACGGCTTCTACGGCCATTTACAACGTGGAACAGAATTTGCTTGCATCCTTGCAGGTGTCCGAAGAAAACATCAAGTCAACCGTTGCGGAAAACTACTATCTGAAAGACGATACGGACGCTCTTGTTTCCTCTGTCAGTACGCAGATTGAGCAGACGAAGGAAAGCGTTGAAATCCAGTTCAACCAGTTCAGCGCCGACATCGAAGCGGTAGCGGCTGGTACGGATGCAGAGTTTGAAGAGATACGGAAGTATATCCGCTTTGTGGACGGCTCTATTCTGCTCGGACAGGTCGGAAATGAGCTTGAATTGAAAATTAGCAACGACCGGATTTCTTTTCTTCAGGACGCCGTTGAAGTGGCGTATTTCTCGGACAATAAGCTATACGTCACGGACGGGCATTTTATCCATTCGTTACAGCTCGGCGATTTCGCTTTCATTCCCCGCGCAAACGGCAACCTGTCATTCAAAAAGCTATCGCTTTAGGGGGCGCTGGTATGGCTAAATCAGGAACGATAACAAAGGCGATCCGGACAGGCTATCAGATGAAAATCGTCTGGACGGTTGGCAGTCAGTCTGCGGCAAACAACACTTCCAGCGTAACGGTCAAGGTGCAGCTTGTGTCAACCGGCGCAAGCTACACCATCAACAGCAGCGCGAGCAAGAGCGGAAGCCTGACGATCAACGGCACAAAATACACGTTCTCCTTCTCCGCTTCCCTGTCCGGCAATCAGACGAAAACGCTATTCACAAAAACCGTTACCGTAGCACATAACGCAGACGGAAGCAAGGCTTGTTCTTTCGCGTCCACCATCGGCATCAAGGTCACGCTTGGCGGTACATACTATGGTGATGTTACGGCATCCGGCAGCGGCACATTCGACACGATCCCACGCGCCACGACGCCCACGCTGTCAGCAAGCAGCGTGAACATGGGATCGAGTATCACAATCAATATGCCAAGAGCGGCAAGCGCCTTTACGCACACGCTGACGTATAAATTCGGTAATGCAACCGGCACGATTGGCAGCGGCCTTGGTACAAGCAAGGCTTGGGACGTTCCCCTTTCCCTTGCAAGTCAGATTCCGTCCGGCACGTCCGGCACATGTACAATCACCTGCAAGACCTACAACGAAAATACGCTGATAGGTACAAAGACGGTATCCTTCAAGGCAAATGTCCCGGCTGCTGTTGTCCCGACAATTTCAACCGTTTCCATTACGGAAACAGTTTCCGGGCTTGCGGTGCAGTTCGGCGCTTTTGTGCAAGGAAAGTCTAAGGTCAAGATCGGCATTGTGGCGGCGGGGGCTTACGGCTCTATCATCAAGGCATACAAAACGACCGTTGACGGAAAGAGCTACACCGGCGCAGCGCCCGTAACCGGTACGCTGTCCAGCGGCACGAAATCCGTCACGATCACCGTTACAGACAGTCGTGGACGCACGGCAAAGGCCACAAAGACGCTGACGGTTATTGCCTATGCTGCGCCTGTCATCCGTGGAATATCCGCTGTGCGCTGCTTGGCAGACGGCACGGAAAACTATGAAGGCACACACGGCAAAATTGGCTTCGGCTTCAATATCTCCCCTGTTTCAAACCAAAACACAAGCAAGTATACGCTGGAATACAAGGCGCGGGCATCCAGCGAGTGGATAAAGCTGAAGGATGGCACGGGATACACGCTATCGTCCACGTTGATAACCGCCGCTGACTTGAACGCTGATTCTGCCTATGACGTGCGCCTGACCGTCAAGGACTACTTCACCACAGTCACAAAAACCGTGGAGATTCCCACGGCGTTCACGCTGCTGGACTTCAATGCTTCCGGTCGGGCAATGGCCTTCGGCAAGGTGTCAGAGCTTACGGAAGGTATAGAATTTGGCCTTCCGGTCATCTTCCGCAACGGGTATTCAATAACAGAAAATCCCGGATGGATAACGGCAAAGCTCACAAGCGACTTTGAAACATACGCCGCAAACGCCGGAAACACATTGCGATATAGGAAGGTCGGCGGCGTTGTCTATTTGAAGGGCGTTGTCACGCCGAAGGCAACCTTGACGGGCGGCACGGATAACGTGACCATTACGACGCTTCCCGAAGGATACAGACCGGAAGTGCAGGGCAATTTCATTTGTCAGGGCAGCGGTACGGCAATTTGGCTTTGCACCGTTACTGCTGCGGGGCTGGTACGCTTCGCCCGGTATAGAAACGGCTCTGCATGGGCTGACGCGCCGAATAATACATGGTTGCCAATAGATATATCGTTCATCATATGAAAAGGGGAAGGCGCGAGCCTTCCCCTTATTTTTTTATGCTGTTTTTTCAAGAAGAAATCTTCCCGGTTCGTGAATTTCAATTATCTGCCCGTCTGCAATCGTGAATGTGTCAGATTCACCAGCGGCAAGGGCTTTAACGTAAACAACATCAGAAAATTCTTCGTATCCCTCTTCTGTAACGGTAACCGTTTCCCCCATAACGTTAAACTGATCCATATATTTGCCCGAATTAGTAACCGTATATGATCCAGCAGGGATGCGATAAATGTAATATGTTTCTTCAAACTCGGTATCTTTGTTGATTGTAAACAATTCCCCATATTCTCCGGGTTCACCGGCGATCAATTCAAAGGATTCAGCGGCGGGCGCTTCGGTCGCTTCTGGCGGTGCGGTTGGTTCCGGTGTGTCCGTTTTATTTGATGGCAAAACAAGCCCCAAAACAAACAGTACGAAGCATACGGCCAATGCAATCAATGTTTTCTTTTTTGGTCTCTTCATCTTCGCCTTTTTTACAAGCAAGACAATGCAAACAATGATTCCAACAAAACCGGATAAGCCGAAAATCGCTGACATGAAAATATCTTCCTTTCTGCTAAAATATGGCAACATCATTCTATTATGCGAAACCGGAAAAAACAAGCCCCAAAATAAAAAGGGAAAGGCTAATTGCCCTTCCCCGTATTTTAGTTATTCAGCTTTTCATTCATCTGTTCTTGTGTTATAATCCCCAAACAGTACAGCTCAAGCAGCGATTCAACATACACCGTTTTCCTCTCCTTGTATTCCTCTTCGGTTATCATTTCAGCGACTAACAGCTTTTCAAGCAATCCAAGCGTTTTCAATGGTTTCAGCTCCTTGTTTTGATTATATCCATCAGTCATGCGCGGTTGAATGTGCGCACAACTGATGGAAATGAACGGCGCGAAAAATCACGCCTTCAGTTT